CGACTTTAAAGATGCCAACGAGGTTCTTGTCACCAAAGGCGCGGAAACATTAAGGAACGTCATCAAAAGCGCGAAAAACTTTCCATTGGAAGGCGTGCTTAATGTCAATGATATTTGGGAAAACGTTTTGGCATATAATGAAAAAGGCGTTCAGAATTATTCCATTGGACTTGCGGAATCGGATTCGTTTTTCAAAATGTCTTGGGGTGAATGGACTGTTGTCACGGGCGTTCCTAATTCGGGAAAGTCCGACATTGTTGACCAAATCTTTTGCAACGTTGCCACAAAATACGGATTTAGGTGTGCTATGTTTGCGCCTGAATCATTTCCGTATGAAGGTCACATCAAAAGAATTGCAAACAAACTGAATCAAAAACATTGTGACAATGATGACCTTGAAAACACAAAAAATTTCATTGAAGAACATTTTCATTGGATTCGGATTGACCTTGAAAATTTGACACTTAAAAATATATTGAATAAGTTCCGGGAACTTGTATTCCAAAAAGGAATCAACGTTTTTTGCATTGACCCGTTCAACATGCTTGACCATTCGGCGCAAAGAGATTTCAGTTACATTGGAAAAATACTTTCCGAAATCACACAATTCGTTCAACAAACTAACACCCATTTGTTTTTGGTTGCGCACCCAAGAAAAATTGAATCGGAAAATGGAGTGTATAAAAAGCCAACGTTGTATGACGTTTCGGGTTCAGCTGACTTTTTCAATAAAGCGTACAACGGTTTAATTGTTTACCGTTGCATCGGACAGAAAACAAGGTACAAATCAGACCTTGTGAAAATATATATTGAAAAAGTAAAGCGCAAAGAAAACGGGCAAATTGGTGATTTTGACGTTGCGCCTGACTTTCATTCCGGCGGGGTTTACAAACCTATTGACAAAAATGACAAAGCGTTTGAAGTGATAAAGGACAACACGAACATTCCATTTTAAAAAATTTGTTTAAAGTTAAAAAATAAAAAATTGGACTACACAAAAGCATTTCGGGCGAAATCATGGTGCAATAAAAACGGCATCAAAATATACATTGTCGCAACCAAAAAAGGATTGTTCATTGACATTTGGGACAATGGCAAAGTTAGACGTTCGCCAAACATTTACAAAAACAATAAAGAAGCGTCAAAAAAGATTTGGGAATTGTATTTGTATCTTTGTGAAAAATACAAGACATGATATTTTCGTTTAGCTTTTTTCCAATTGAGGGAATTGTGTTTGGTGTTCACTATATCAATTCGGATAATTACCCGGAATTGTTTCAAGAAGAAGTTGAACAAACGCATCATTCATTGCAATTTTTTATTTTAATTTTTGGGATTTCAATTGTTTGGAAATGAAATGGAACTTCACACAAATAGCACAAAAGCCGCGTAAAAAACGCAAAGGCGTTCATTCAAAAAATGCATCAAAGGGTCAAACTGGCTACAAAAAACAGTCCCGCGGACAAGGAAAAAGGCGATAATTTTACAAAACATCAAAACGCCATTAGACGCATTTTAAAGCGATTTCCCGCATTCTAAGGTGTTTTTGAATACCATATACCAAAAAACAAAGTTCGTGCAATACGCGCAATTTTCCTTCGTAGAAATAAAAAAAAATTTTGTTACAAAAAAAACATTTTTAATTTTCCAAATTTTTTTTATTATTTAGAATCCATATAAATTAAAAGAATAATTTGTTTTTTAAAAAATACTTTTTTTAATTTGTGTCATAAATTTAAAATCAAATACAATGAAAAATCAAAATGTAGCACAATTCAGAATCAACGACAGATTCAAATTAAGTTTATCAGATTGCGGACAAGACCGAGGGTTTGAAGCAATGTTGATTGACTTCGATTCAAAAAGTTCAGACGCAAGACATGTAAAAGATGACGGAAAGTTCGTTGAATTTATTAATGTAGGCGACGGGTTTCGTGTTTGGGACATTGACGGATTGCAAAGCGCAATCAAAGACGCCAAAGCCAAAGCAAACAAAATTGTAAAAGAAGAAGTTTTGCAAGACAACAAAGAATTGTTTATTAATTAAAATCCAAAACAATGAAATTAGAAATTACACGACTTCAATCCCAATACATTTCAGATTGTGAAATGTTACAAGCTATCGGCGTTGATGATAGTTTGTTTGACGGGCTATATTTAGAACATGTTAAGCACTTAAAAACAAAAAACAATGATTAAAATTTTTCTAAACACAACCGACATAAAAAATCCAAAAATCGAAATCACCGAAACCAAAAAGGTGAAAAAGAAAAAGCGGAAAAAATAAGTGTCAAACAACAACACCCTTCGGGGTGTTTTTTTTTGTCTTAAATTTGCAACATGGCTACAAAAACCAACATACTAAAAAACAATTTGATAAAAGCGTTGGAACAATCACTTGGCGTTGTGACAACTGCATGTAAAAAAGTGAAATGCAATCGGTCAACGTTTTATGATTATTATAACAAAGACCCAAAGTTCAAAGCGCAAGTTGATGCGATTCAAGACATTGCACTTGACTTTGTTGAATCCAAATTGTTTGGACAAATCAAAGACGACAATACAACCGCGACAATCTTTTATTTAAAAACAAAAGGAAAAAAACGTGGTTACATTGAACGCCAGGAAATCCAGCATGAAGGAACAATTGAATCAAAGGTCATTGAATGGACACCAGCAACGGAAGAAGAAAAGTAAAAGAATTTTGCAACCGCCAATTTTATGAAGCGGTAAATTCCAAACAACGAATCAAAATATTTCAGGGCGGTTCGCGTTCCGGGAAATCATGGGCGTTGATGCAATATTGTCTTTACTTAATCACAACCGAATCAAAACCAATCACGATTTCAATTGTCCGGAAAACATTGCCGGCGTTGAAACGTTCAGTTCTTAGGGACTTCAATATCATTGCAAAATCCCTTGGCGTTTATTATTTAGGTGAGTTCAACAAAACCGAATTGGTGTTCAACTACAATGGACATACAATTGAATTCTTTTCAGCTGACGACGCGCAAAAGATACGTGGTTCAACGCGTGAAGTCCTTTGGTGTGAAGAATGCAACGAACTAAACATTGAGGATTTCCGCCAACTGTCAATGCGTACAAAGCGCGAAATCTTAATGTCGTTCAACCCTTCAGACCCGGTGCATTTCATTTACGACCTTTGTGAACGTGATGACGCTGACTTGTTTGTGTCAACCTATCGTGACAACAAGTTCATTGCGCCTGAAGTCAAAAAGGAATTGGAACGTTTGAAAAAACGCGACCCGGACTTTTGGCGTGTATATGGCGAAGGGCAACGTGCGGTGTTCAGTCAACGACAAATCTTTCGCGATTGGAATTACATTGACGAATCGGAATTCCCTGAAGAACTTGATTGGTTCATGGGTTGCGATTTTGGGTACACAAACGACCCGACGGCAATTTGTTTGATTGCAAAGAAGAATGACAAAGTGTTTGTCAAAGAAGTATTGTACAAAACCGGAATGACAAACCGTGATATTGCAAATCATTTGAAGTCGTTGGGACTTGATGACCTTTTGATGTATTGTGATTCCGCCGAACCAAAGTCAATTGAAGAATTAAAACAAATGGGAATCTTAGCAAAACCGGCTATCAAGGGCGCTGGTTCAATCAATGCCGGGATTTCATTAATGAAGGAATTTGATTTCTATGTTTCCAACAAAGCAACCAACGTAAAATCCGAACAAATGAAGTACGTTTGGGAAGAATTAAAGGACGGGACAATAATCAACAAACCCGTGGACAAACACAATCATGCAACCGACGCGTTGCGATATGGACTTTATTCGAAATACAAAAATCGAAACGAATTCTTTGTCATTTAAAATTTCGTAAATTTGAACAAAATTTTCTTTCATGGCATCACTACTTCAACGCCTTTCAAATCTAATCACAAAAAACGCGCAACAAACTGCCGAAGCGTACAACAAGGCAATTTATCAATATTTAGGTGAATCAATAGTTTGGAATCCTGAAAACGATGATTCATATATTCAACAAGGGTATCGAAAGAACGCGACAATCTATTCACTTGTCAACATCATAACAAAAGCGGCAACAACCATTCCGTTTCAAGTGTACGAAAAGACAAATGAAAACGACCTAAAAAGATACAAGGCATTGACAAGCGGGACAATTGATTCCGGCGCACTTTACAAAGCGGAAATCCTAAGAAAACAAGCGTTGAACGAATTGGAAGGAACGCCATTGCATGAACTATTGGAACGTCCAAACCCTTCGCAATCTTACAATTCATTTTTGACTGAATTGATTGCATTCGGAAAACTTACCGGCAACCGATACATCTACGGAATTGCACCGGAAACCGGAATGAATCAAGGGCGTTATTCTGAACTTTATGTCATGCCGTCGCAAGTCATGGAAATTGTTTCGGGCGGTTTTATGCAACCGGTCAAAGGATATCGAATTGAATACAACGGGACATTTGATTTGCCCGCTGACGACATTTGTCACATCAAGGATTTCAACCCGTATTATGACGGGACGGGTTCGCATTTGTACGGTCAATCGCCTTTGCGTGCTGGACTTCGTTCACTTACAACAAACAATGAAGCCGTCACAACTGGTGTAAAGTATTTACAAAACCAAACGGCGCGTGGTGTCTTAATGAGTGAAGAAGGCGACCTTAATGAAATGCAAGCGCAACAATTGAAAGACAAATTCCGCCAACAATTCCAAGGTTCAAACAATGCGGGTGATGTAATAATAACACCAAAAAAATTGTCTTGGGTTAACTTCGGATTGAACGCCGCTGACGTGTCACTTATTGAACAATACAACGCATCAATCAAGGATTTGTGTAATGTTTACAACGTCCCGGTTCAACTATTAAACAACACCGAATCAACTACTTACAACAACATGAAGGAAGCCAAAAAGGCATTGTATCAAAATGCAATCATTCCTGAACTTGTCAAAGTACGCGACGAATTGAACCGTTGGTTGGTTCCAAAGTTTGGTGACAATTTATTCCTTGACTTTGACTTCACAACAATTCCTGAATTGCAAGAAGAAACGGAAAAAGTCGTTGGACAATTGACGCAAGCGTGGTGGTTGACGCCAAACGAAAAACGTGTTGCGATGTCATACGGTCAAGATGAAGACACCCCGGCACTTGATGACTATTACATACCGGCGAACCTTATTCCAACACAAAACGTTGGTGTTGAAATGCCTGACCCTGACCCTATTGAAGACCCGAAAGACGACAAGCCAATTGACGAAATGGTCAAGCTATTCAAGGCGCTTGTCCCGGGAATGACCGACGTGTTTACAACAGTTGAAGAAGCTGAAGCGCGTGCGGTTGAACTTGGCGGAAAACCTTCACACCACCAACATTCATTTGACGGCGAAACAGTTTACATGCCTTTTGATTCGCATGAAGCGTATGAAGCCGCGATTGAAGCGCAAAAGAATTATCACGATGAAGAAGAAGAAAAACAGATTTCAGCGCGATTGAAAGCCGCACTTAAAAAGAAGGTTGAAGAACACAACGACGAAGTTGACAACAACCCTGACAAATCAACTGACGTTGACACGTTGTTTGAAGTTTATGAACGTGGTATTGGCGCGTACAGAACCAACCCACAATCGGTTCGACCGAATGTTTCTTCACCCCAGCAATGGGCAATGGCGCGTGTGAATTCTTATTTGTTTGCACTTAGAAATGGAAAGTTCCGTTCAGGAAAACACGACACCGATTTGTTACCCGAGGGACACCCAATGAGTTCAAAAGAAGAAGAAGAAAAAGACGGTCACACGTTTGACAATTACCCACAAAGCGCAACCAACAACGCAAAACGAATGATTGAGTGGCGCGAAAAATACGGCGACGAAGTACGCGCGGGAACCCCAACGGGTTGGCGAAGGGCGCGCATGATATCTGAACGCGCACCTTTGAATGTTGACATGTTGCGAAGAATCAATTCATTTTTTGCACGTCATGAAGGCAACGAAAAAATCGCGGAACAATACAAGGAAACGCCATGGAAGGACAACGGTTTTGTTGCATGGAATCTTTGGGGCGGGACTTCAATGCGTAATTGGGTCAAAGAAACATTGTCTAAACTTGAAAACGAATAAAAATGGCTAATGAATTAAGATTTTCGCATATATGGCAAAAAGCAAACCTTGGACAATTTGGTTGTCGCGTTTTGGAATCCGGGGATTCAACGCCCGCGGGTGAATACTTTCACACAATACGTCCATTAAAAAATTCAAGTTTTACCGCCGACAACAATACAACCGGCGGTGATTCTTCAATAACAATCACAAACGTTGAAGCGGCGTGCGATATTGTTGGACACTTTGACAATATAAGTTGTTCGCATGGAAAAATTATTTGTTACTTAATTTGATAAAAATGAAAGAACTATCAAAAGAAACTAAATTCAATATGTCAATCGAAACAATCATTTCGTTGGCGGGCGGACTTATTATTGCGACGGGTTTTTATTTTAATTTAAAAGCGCAAATCAATGAAGCAATGTTGCAACCCGAACCCGTCATTTCGCGTCAAGAATACGATTTGAAAGACAATGCGATTCGTTCGGAAATAATGAACAACCGGGAACTTATTGAAAAAAACTTTGAAAAACTTGAAATCATTGAAGCGCGTTTGTATGAATTAAAAACCAACTAAAATGAAAACTTTGTTGCTTGTATTGTTGGCTTTGTTTGTTCCTATCAAATCAGTCCATGCGCCAGTTGAAAGCAACGAAATAACAGTCTTACAAATCAACGCCCGTTGGAATCAAAATAAAACAATCAACTTGAATGGATTAATTGGTTGCAAAGTTCAATTTGGTTGGCTTGAAAATCAAAACAGTCAAATGAAATCCAATATCAAAACCGTTCCAATTGTTGTTGTTTACAAAGGTTCAAAACCCGTCAAACAATGGACGGCGGATTTGTCATTTTCACTTGACGTTGATGTAAACGAAATACAAACCTACATTGATAAAATACGATAAAATGAACATTTACAAAGACAAAGAATTGCGCGGTTATATTGGTGCGGGAATTATATTTTTTCTCGTCATGGGACTTTTGTTGTTTTTAGCTTTTTATCAAATCCCGGAATCAAACAACGACATTTTCAAAGTGATTGTCGGAATGCTTGTCGGTTCATTATCTGTTGTGATTGCAACTTTTGTTGGCAAAGACCCTGAAGAAGTTTCTAAAATGAAAGCGAAAAACGAAAGTTTGGAAAAACAAGTTGCGCAAATCATTGACGAAAAAGACAAGATTGAAAAAACGTTGCGCGATTTACAAACCGAAGTGATTGAAAAACTTTCCATTTCGGGCGTGAACTTTGAATTCAAAAACACAAAAAAATAAGATGCAAGCATTGAGGGAAAAAGAAATTGTCAAAAAAGATTTCGTTGACGATTGGCGTTCGGCTTTTTCAAAGCGTTTGGAACGTGCTGAAAACCGCCTTGTCGCGCGTTTAAAGCGTTTCTACAAGCGAAACTATTTTCAAGCGATTGACACCTTCATTCAAACAAGCAACATTCAAACTGAAGGGATTTTCAAAACCGACGATTGGACAAACATTTACATTGCAATTTATACTGACATCGGTTTGGACTTTGCCAAGTGGTATGCAGACAATTTTCGGCGGTATATTCCAAAGGCATTTGATTCGGAAAAACTTGAAGACGTATTTCAACAAGCGTTTAATGCTTACGCCTTACAACATGCCGGAACGCAAGTCGTTTTGGTTCAAGGAACTGCGCTTGCAACACTTAAAAAGATTTTACAAAGAAGAATGCAAGACCCTGAATTCAATTCACTTGGTGAAGCGGCGCGCGCCCGGATTTTACGTTCAGAGTTCACACGATATTCAGATTTCCAAGCACGTCGGTTGGTTCGTACTGAAGCGACAAACGCGGCAAACCTTGGTGTTGAAAAAGGCGCAACAACCTTGTTTCCGCCCGACCAATTGAAAAAGCGTTGGATAACTGCGCGCGACGGTCGTGTGCGTTCTTTTTTTAACGGCGACAAAGCCGACCACGTTGAAATGGAAAGACACCCGGATATTCCTTTTGACGGGTTTTTTGACGTGCCGACTGAAATTTCAAGTGATAAAATGCGACGCCCCGGTGACCCTTCAGGTTCGGGGGCAAATCGAATCAATTGTCGTTGCGGTATCATTCCAATTCCGGTTGAAGGTGCGCAAGCGCGTGAAGGATTGACGGGTGTTGGTGTTGGCTTGTCCGGCGCGGGAACTTCGTCAATTGTCTAAATTAAAAATTTGTAAATTTGTAAAAAATAAAAATATGTCTATTTTATTCAAAACCGCGCCCGTTGGGGAATTGCTAGACGCCGATGAAAAGGCGGGCATTGTCAAGGGTTACGGTTCTTATTTTGGAAATAAAGATTCTGACAACGACGTGATTGTCAAAGGTGCATATAAAAAGACCATTGAAGAAAACGGCGAACGTGTCAAATACTTATACCAACACGACATGTTCAAACCAATTGGAAAAATGGTTGAACTATATGAAGACGACAAGGGACTTGTTTTCGTTGCCGAGGTTGCAAAAACGCAACTTGGAATGGACACGATTGAACTAATGAAAGCCGGCGTCATCACCGAAAATTCGGTTGGAATTATGCCAATACAAAAACAACAAAAAGGGGAAATTCGCGAAATATCAGAGGTCAAATTATACGAAATAAGCGCGGTCACAATTGCCGCCAATGACCAAGCGAAAATCCTTGATGTAAAAAATGAAGCGTTGACAAAGCAACATTGTGAACGTTTTGAAAAACTTGCCAAGCTAATACGCAAAGGCAATATTTCGGACGAAATGGGATTGTCCATTGAAGCCGAACTTTTAAAGCTAAAATCATTGTTTGAACAATTCACAACGCCGGTTGAGGAAACCACGTTGCCGAAAAACGAGGTTGACGCTGCTGAACCTTTTAATTATATGTTGAACCTTCTTCAAAAAATTTAATCATGGAAGAAAACACAAAATCTCAAATTGACGCGATTGCAAAAGAAATCGAAGTCAAATTTGAAAACGTTGCGTCAACTAACAAAGACGAATTCAACGCGTTGACTGAAAAATTCAACGAACTGAATTCAAGAATTGACGCCCAAGAAGTAGCGACTAAAAAATTCAATGAAAGTCGTGAACCAAAATCATTCAAAAATTCACTTACAAAAGCAATTTCCGAAGGTGCGCTTGACGCCCTTAAAAACGGAAATGCGCGTTCCGCAAAATTTGACATCAAAGCGGGTGACATGACAACTGCAAATTCATATACCGGTGAAGTAATTCCAGCGGATAGAGTTGCGGGATATAAGTTTGACCCAACGCGTTCAACGCACGTTCGTCAACTTATTCCAGTCGGAAGCACACAATCTGACGTTGTTCGTTTCGTAAAGGAAAGCGCGTATGACAATGGCGCCGCGGCAACTGCCGAAGGTTCTACGCTTGCGCAATCCGATTTCGATATGACTGCAAGTGATGCCAACGTTCAGAAAATTGGAAGTTATTTCCGAATCTCTGAAGAAATGCTTGCAGATACGCCACAATTGACAAGCTATTTGTCAGCGCGTGCGCCTGAAAAACTTTTGGAAGTTGAGGACACACAAATTTTAAGTGGAACCGGAGTTGCCCCACAATTAAGTGGTATCATCACCGATTCAACTGACTTTGCGGCTGGCGGATTCGCTAACGCAATTGAAAGCGCAAATGAATTTGACGTTCTCACGGTTGCAATGAACCAGCTTGCACTTGCAAACTATCAAGCCAACTACATTATGATAAACCCAACGGACTTTCACAAAATATTGTTATTGAAAGATTCAAACAACAATTATTTGAAAGACCAATGGTATCAAGGACTTGAACCACGTATCAACGGCGTTCCCGTAGTTCTTTCAACTGCAATCACTTCCGACAAATACTTAATCGGAAACTTTAATGTTGGAACACAACTTTGGGTTCGTGACAATGTTTCTGTTGAATTCTTCAGAGAAGACGGCACAAACATTCGTGACGGTTTCGTGACTGTTCGTGTAATGGAAAGAGTTGCATTGACTAATTACCTACCAAACGCATTTGTGAACGGTGATTTCAGCGTTGACAAAGCCGCGCTTGAAACTGCTTAATAAGTAAGCAAATAGACCATAAAAGGGGCGCATTTGTGTCCCTTTTTTTTGTGCTTTATATTCGTACAAATAAAAAATTTTACTTTTTTTTGAAAAAAAATTTGGTATTTAAAAGAATTGTTTTATCTTTGGGGTATTAAATAATGAAACAAATGAATTTTTTATCTGACATTAAAATCAAAAAAGGTTTAAACGACAAAGAAATTAGAAACAAATTTGTCAACAACGTTGAACGAAGAATTGCTACAATCTACAAAGCAAAATTGCAAAATGAATTTTCTTATGATTTGTCTATTCTTTACAGAATGAAAAACGACCCTTCAAGATATATTGATACATTTGTTCAATTCGTATAAATTTTAAAACAATGAAAAACATAAAAGGAATAAGCAACGAAAAAATGGTTCAATACTATTTTGATTTATGGAATGATTCAAACAGACGTGCCGACAAATTAGGGCATGAAGTTTCATGTTTAAAATCATTGCTTGACAAAGTCATAAGAAACCAACACACCGTCAATGACAAATTGTTGAATGAAATTTTTAAAGCGTTGGGACGATGAATAAATTTGAACAAATGATTTACGTCGGCGTTTTCACAATTGGTGTTGGCGCGTTGATTGTTGGATTCCTTGCGTTCGCCGCTTGGTTTGATACGATTGTATTATGACACTTATTCAGCAAATAAAAGAACAGTTGAAGGAATTGGAATCGAAATCGGATTTCATGACCGTTCATGATAAGATTTTTTTGTCAAGGATTTCAAAAAGAATCGAAGACCTTGAACACCGCATTCGGCAAAAGTCGGATTTTTAATTTTTCATTATTTTTCTATTTGGTTTTAATTGTTGAAAACCCGTTGAACATTCAGCGGGTTTTTTTTGTAATTTGGTTACAACCAACAAAAACAAATGAACACCAACCAAAAAGGTTGTTTCGCTGAATACAAATTCGCGACCGCCGCAATGGAATGCGGACTGAACGTTTCAATGCCTTTGCTTGATTCGTCAAGATACGATTGTATTGTTGAATATGAAGGGCGGCTTTCAAAAGTACAAATCAAAAATGCAAATGAACGGGTACAATCTGAAGTCAAAAAAGGGGTTCACGTAACAATGCGAACGACTGGAAATTTTTACACAAAAGATTTGGTTGACGTTTTTGCGATTTATGTTTTTGACGGTTTTTTCATTATTCCAAATGAAGAACAACGCGCCTTCAGGTTTATTCCCGGCGGAAAGTATTCGAATTTTTTTAATAACTTTGCACCATTCTTCAATTAGTAAGATTTTTTCATTGTTTCATTAGGAAAAAGCGTCGAATTTGTTCGGCGTTTTTTTTTGTATTTTTGTTAAATAAAATCACAAATCATGAAAGTAAAAATGACAAAGCGCATCAAGCACGGTTCAAACTTGTTTGAAGCTGGTGAAATTTACACAGTTGGCGCAATCACGGGTTCTGCATGGGTTTCAAAAGGTTACTGCGAAGAACACAAAGAAGAACCAAAACCCAAAGCAAAAAAGGCAAAAAAAGAAGAACCTAAAAGCGAAGAATAATGCGACAAATTGAAATCGTATCGACAACGGGTTCGGAATTGATTACAACTTCAGACGTTAAAGACTACGTTCGTATAGACACAACCGCTGACGACACGTTGATTGACCGCATGATTGTTCAAGCGCGCATTTGGTGTGAAAATTATATTTCGCGCGACATAGTTGCAAAACAACGCAAATATTACATGGACAAAGCCGAAGGATTCATTCAGATTCCTTTTGCGCCCGTTGCGTCAATTTCAAGCGTGACCGTTCAGGGTCAAACGGCGGAATATGAGGAAAAGGGATTGAACAAAGAACAAATCATTTTGACAAGTGGTGTCAATCAAGTTTTGTCCGGTTCAAATACGCCTTTTGCAAAGGAAGTTCTAATCACTTACACAACGGCGGGATTGTCGGACGATTTAATCAAACAAGCACTTCTTCAAATGGTTTCAACTTATTATGACAATCGTGCTGACTTTGTTGAAGGCGGGCGCATATTAAGTGAAATCCCGACAAACGTGAAGTCGATTTTGTCTTCACACAAACAAATGTTTGTATAATGCAAAGCGGTGATTTCAATTCGCGAATTAAGATTTTGCGCCTTACAAAGTCCGCGGACGGTTTTGGGGGGTTTACATCAAGCGAATCAACAATTGCGACGGTTTGGTGCAATCAAGTCGAGAAACGCGGGGAAATCGAACAAGAAGGCGGTTTGCGGCAACGTAAACTTGAAATTGAATTGCAATTCAGGAAAAAGACCGCTGACCAAATTTTGGATTCGGACATTTTACAATTTGACGGGTCAAGCGAAAAAATGAGAATCAACGACCGAATTGATTCGGTTGAAGACTTTTTTACAACAATCAAAGCGACTGAAATATAATGGCAAAGTTTCAATATTCACGTGTTTATGTTGACCCGGTTGATTTGAAAGAACTTGACCAAAAAATGAAACGTTTGTTCAGATTGTCAAAACAAGAATTGTCAAATGAGGTTGGAACGTGGGGACTTACAACGCAACGACTTGCAAAAGAACGTGTCCCGCGTGACACGGGTGATTTGATGAAGTCAATCAAAGCACAACGAGAAGGTGACCAAGCCGTTGTTGAAGCTGGTATGAAATACGCGCCCTATGTTGAATTCGGAACGGGGCGTGAAGTTGATTTGTCAGAACTAAAAGAACTTGGAATTCCTGAATCTTATGCTGAAAAATTCAGGGGAAAAAAGAAAGTGGATTTGCCGGCGCGCCCTTATTTGTACAATTCAGCGCGTGAAGCATTACGCGACATGTTGTCAAACATGAATCGTAAAATTAAAAACATTGTAAGATGAAAGACCCAATTCGTTTTGTTCGCAAAGGAATCCTTGACGCCCTTGACGGGAATGTTCAATTGGATTCGGTTGACGTCCCGGTTTATGGGCGCGTCCCTTCAAATGCAACGTTTCCTTACATTCGTGTTTATTCACTTGAAACAAACGAAATTGACAACAATCGTGATTCATACAACACCGAAGTCATCACACGAATCGAAGTCAATACGCGTTTTGATTCCGACACCGGGGGTGAACTTGATTGCAATATAATCACCGACAAAATTGCGCAAATCGTACGCACACGTTCGGGGGGTTATGTTGACCTTGGTTCAAATGGTTTTAAAATATACACTTCACAAATCGAATCAATTTCCTATGTTGAAGACGACATGATTGACAAAACTTATTTTCGTTCGATTATGGAACTATCAAACCGCGTGTTTCAAATATGAGAAGAATTGACCAAATCATTGTTCATTGTACGGCAACACCCGCCGGACGTGAAACAAGTGTTGACGAAATTCGACGTTGGCATTTGGAACGCGGGTTTTCTGACATTGGTTATCATTTTGTCATTGGACTTGACGGGTGCATTGAAGACGGGCGACCAATTGAAAAAATTGGCGCGCATTGCAAAGGAAAAAACCGTCATTCAATTGGCGTTTGTTACGTTGGCGGAATGGACAAAGAAATGAAAAATTGGATTGACACCCGAACGCCGGAACAATGCTTGGCACTTGAGGAACTACTTTGGCAACTGAAGGGAATGTTTCCGCATGCGGGAATCTATGGTCACAATAATTTTTCGACAAAGGCATGTCCAAGTTTTGACGCCGTTGAAGAATACAAACATATTACAAACCAAAACGACGCACACAATGTCTAAAAAAAAGTCGTTCAAAGAAACGAAAGTCGGAAAATTCTTGAATCAAATCGGTTCAACCATTGGTTCGGGACTTGACGACGTATTGCCGGATTCGGGCGTTTTGGGCGTTGTAAAGCGTTTAATTGAAAAAGACGACACAATACCCCAACCGGATAAAGAAACCGCGCTGAAGATGCTGGAAATGGATTTGGTTGAAATGCAAGAAGTCACAAAGCGTTGGCAATCCGACATGTCAGCAACGGGAACTTGGTTGACAAAAAACGTGCGCCCTTTGACACTTGTCTTTTTTTCGCTTGCATACGTGACGGGTTGGTTTTTAGAATACCCGCTTGAATCAATCCAAGGTGTTTTGTCATTAATTGTTGGCGCTTACTTTGGAAGCCGTGGCATTGAAAAAGTCATGGGGAATAACCGTCACAAATAAAAAGTCAAATTGTAAATTCGTAAATTTGTAAAAATTTCGATTTCATGGCTTCACTTACTGACAAAAGAATAAAAAATACTTACGACGGGCTTTTAAAAACAACCGACAATGACCCGCTTGGTGGGAGTTATAAACTAATCACCGACGGGCTTGGAAATTCTTCAAATGTTTATTTAGGAACGGGCGGCGCGGTTGGAATCGGACAAGGTTCACCAAGGGGGAAATTTGATGTTGACGGTGAAGTTTATGTCACAACGCCAAATGGGATTGATTCTTTAAAAATATCAGATTTAAGCGTCAAAATTGGCGACTACGATGACGCTAACGGATATGCTTTTTTGCATTTAGATTCACAAGTTTTTAAATTCACAACCGATAGCGCTGAAGTGATGCGAATCACGTCAGACGGCAAAGTCGGAATTGGAACGGATTCACCGGCCGCTGGACTTCAAGTGTCCAAAGGTGGAACTACAATACCAACAGCCGGTTCTAATACGGCAGCTGCTGTTTTTGGCAATAGCACTTCTGACGATAATTATGGAGTTGCTATTGGTGCTAATTCTAGCGGGGTTGGCTATATAAGTTCACAAAGAACAGATGGCACAGCTACAACTTATAATTTAGCAATACAGCCCAACGGCGGCAAAGTCGGAATTGGAACGGATTCGCCTGACACAAAATTGGAACTTTACGGTTCACAAGCAAACGGTGACTCAAATCCTTTCATGGCTTTAAAAATTAGCTTTTTACATAATAATGGTAATGAATATGTAACTGAATACGGAAACAATCAATTTAAATTTGGTTCAAACCATTCTTATTATGTTTATCAAAATACATCTAAAATCTTACAACTTCAAAGTGGCACTTTTCAAGTTTTTACAAATAATACTGAAAAATTAAGAGTAAATTCATCTGGCAACGTCGGAATTGGCACGACTTCGCCGGTTTCTTCTTTAGAAATCAGCAAACAATTATCAGCCGTTTCAGCAATAGATTATTTACTTACTGTTTCATCAAGAGATGACGGAAATTCTATAAACCAAGCCGGGGGTGAGGGTGTTGGTATTAAGTTTAGAATAGCGGGCAATGATAGTTCAACACCAGGCAATAGTTTAGTTGGCGCTAGTATTGCGGCAATAAGAAAGGCATCATCTGACTCTGACAGTAGTACCAATTTAGCGTTTTTTACTACACAAAATGATGAGAATTTAGATGAATCAATGCGCATAACTTCAGACGGCAAAGTCGGAATCGGAACGACTTCGCCTTCATTCAAATTTGACGTTGTAGGTGACGGAATAAGAAACATTCGGTCAACTGCTGGTTGGGCGGGTTGGTTTCAAAACAATGCAAGTTCAAGCGGTGTCATAATAACTGCGGGCGTTGATTCAGGTGACGCGCCTTTGCTTGTAAGAAAACAAGATACAACTGAAATATTTAGCATCAGAGGAAACGGCACATCATATTTTCAAAACGGCAACGTTGGAATTGGATTGACTTCGCCAAGTCAAAAGTTAGAAATAGACGGCAATATATTATTGCAAAATAATGATGAAATAAGATTCAGAAATAGTGCCGGAACTGAAAGAACTGCAATTGAATTAGACCCAAGCAATAATTTTAATATCGGTACATCAGCTGGCGGCAATCTAAGATTCATAAACGGTTCGTCATATACTGAAAGAATGCGCATCACTAGCGCTGGCAATGTTGGAATCGGAACGACTTCGCCATATACAAATTTTGAGGTTGTAGGAAAGGGGTCGTTTGGTGTTGCGGGTTCTTCAAATTTAGGGGTTGAAATATCAAGCGTCAGCGCAATCCCCACTGCGCAAGTCAAAGGATATATTGCATCGGCAACTTCAGGTGCGGGGGGTGGCAATGGTGACTTATTAATTGCTTCAAGAACAAATGCAAGCACAAATATCAGATTTTTTGCGGGAAGCACAAGCGAAAGAATGCGAATTGATTCAAGTGGCAATGTTGGAATCGGAACGACTTCGCCAAGTAAAAAACTTCATGTTGCCACAACCGGTTCTGTTGATGTAGCAAAGTTTGAAACAACTGGCAATACCTCTATCTTAATAGAAAGAACCGCATCATTACAACCTGGCGCGGCAAAGTTAACTGTTGCAAATAATGGGCAACTAAAAATTGCATCTGATAATCTAATTAAATTTGCAACAAGCGGACATTCAGGCGGTACCGAAAGAATGAGAATAAACAACGACGGCAAAGTCGGCATTGGTACAACTTCGCCAGGGCATAAATTAACAGTTTTAGGCGGCAACATTCAAACTGACGGCATTGTTTACGCTAATACAATTAGAGATAACACGGGAGGGGATGTAGTTATTCAAGATAACTCTGGCAACGTTGGAATCGGCACGACTTCGCCAAACACAACACTTGAAGTTGGTGATTGTGATTCAAGCGACAACATTGCCGACGGTAACATTGCGGTAAAAACAAATACAAACAACACCGCAATAGTAATTCAAGAAGCGTCGGGCGCTGAACAATGGGGACTTGGTGTGAATGCTGACGGTGATTTGATTTTCACGGATTCAGGAACTGAAAGAATACGAATTGACGACGGGACTGGCAATGTCGGGATTGGAACAACTTCGCCGGCGGTTAAATTACACACATTTCAACCAAATGAAAATTGGATTTATGTTGAAACAAGCGGCACAGATGCGATTGGAGGATTAAGAACACAAAGTTCAACCGGGGCAAGACAAAATACTTTATACAGAAACGTAACAACAAACCTTTTAACATTAAGGTCAGGAACAGATGACGGTGAAATTCAATTTATAGCTGGTGGCGGCGCAAGCGAACGAATGCGCATTGCCGCAGACGGCGGACTTTTTGTTTATGATTTGCTTGCAAGTACATCGGTTTCAAATCCTCAAATTAGATTTAATATTTCAACAAAAGAATTGTATTATCAAAGTTCATCATTGAGGTACAAAGAAGAAGTCGAAAACCTTGGCAGTCAGATTGACAAGTTGATGAACCTTAGAACTGTAAAATTTAAAGTCAAAGGTACAAATGAAGATGCAACTGGTTTAATTGCTGAAGAAGTTGTTGACGTTTTACCTGAACTTGTTTTCAAAAGACAAATTGAAGGTTTTGACGAACCGCAAATTGACGGGGTTTCCTACGGTGATTTACCAACATATTTATTGAAAGCAATACAAGAACAACAAGAAATGATAAACGAATTGAAGACAGAAATACAAACTTTAAAATCACAAATAAATTCATAAAAAATGGCAAATACTTATTCCTGGGTCATTGGTGACCTCGAAGCAAAAATCGAAAGCGACGGCATGCAAAACGTCATTGAAACTGTTCATTGGCGATTGCAAGCAACCGACGCAAATGAAAATGTTGCGGACGTTTATGGGTCAATTGGACTTGAAGCGCCTGAAGCTGAATCATTCATTGAATTTGATTCTTTAGCACAATCTGACGTTGAAGGTTGGCTTGAAGCAAACCTTGATGTTGATTCATTAAAAGCGGGACTTGATTCGCAACTTGAACTTATTGCAAACCCGACACACGTCAATTTGCAATTATCTTAATTATTAATTTTTAAATTTTTATATCATGGGAAAAAAAGAAAAGACCCCTATAATGATTGACGACCAAGAATATTTTTTTGAAGACTTGACAGATGAACAAAAAGCACACGTCAATCACATTGCGGATTTAGACCGCAAAATTGTAAATTCAAAGTTTAACTTGGAACAACTTGAATTCGGCAAACAAGCGTTTGTGACTGCTTTAAAGGAATTGTTGTAGTATGAATCCAATCAACGGAACAACTTTTTTGTTGTATAAAGGCGACATCGCGGTTGGTCACACAACGGGTGTTGCCTTGACGTTGGACGTTGACCTTGTTGAAAGCACAAACAAAGATTCACTTGGGTTTCAAGAATTATTGCCCGGCGTTCGTTCGGGTCAACTTACTGCAACGGGTTTCACTAATTATGACGACGCCGTAAACTTTGAAGAACTTGCGGACATGGTATTGACGCGCACCCGCGCTGAATTCTTTTTGTCACAAGCTACGGGCGCACAAGGACTTGTTTTTCAGGGCGAAGGATTTGTCACAAGTGTTGAAGAAGTTGCGGAAATGGAAGCCGTGACGTCGTATGACCTTGAAATTACCGTGACCGGACTTTATTCAATTATCGATGAAACTGACGGTGAAATTTGGAACTTTGCAAATGACATTTGGAATCAAGTTGACATAAATTGGAACAATGTTTGACAATTTTAAAATACGTATATTTGTATAAAATTTTTAAACCATGGCAACATCTGGAGTTTTTAACGGAACCGACTTAATTGTAAAACTTGATACAAACGGCGGTACACTTGCGAAAGTTGGTCACACGACTTCGTGTTCAATTTCACTTTCAAATGATTTGCCCGAAGCTACAACCAAAGATTCAGGCGGATTCGCTGAACACATTGCGGGTGTAATTTCCGGGGAAATTTCTTTTGACGGTTTGGTTGTTTACGATGAAAGCGGTTCACCAACACCAAAGAACGCAATTGACCTGGCTGACTTTTTACTTGCACGAACCAAACTTGACGTTTCTTTTGGAACTGAAGAAACTGGCGACGCAATTTATCAAGCTGACGGATTTTTATCA